GCCGGCAGACCCGAACTCGCCCGCCCTCGACCCCGACGCGGCGATAGCGCCCGTGTGGGACACGTGGCAGCGCAACCGGCTCGACCGCGGTCAGGCGGGCCTGTACCGCTCCGTCTTCACGTACGGGCACGGGTACAACGTCATCACGCCCGGCAAGCCGACCCCGGTCGTCCGGGCCGTCTCCCCTCGCCGGATGTTCGCCGCGTACGACGACGACGAGCCTGACTTCCCAGTCATGGCGCTCGAATGGCGCAAGGGGCGGGGCAATTTCTACCGGCTGTACGCCGAGGACAACTCGGGCGATATCGGTGTCTACACGCTCGGCTATGACCAGGAAAAGAAGCGTTTCGCGCTGCTCAAGGTCGCGCCGCTCGGCATGATCGATTACGTCCCGGTCGTCCGTTACGTCCCGTACGACGACCTCGACTGTGACGACGAGCCCGAGCGGCAGTACCCGCAGGGCAGCGCGTTGAACAGCACGGTCGCCGTGCTCACGGCGGGCGAGGTCGCCCCCCTGATGACGCTCCAAGATCAGACGGACGTCTCGTCGTTCGCGCTCAAGTCGGCCGAGTGGTACTCGGCCTTCCGACAGCGGTACGTCAAGGGGTGGACCCCCGAAAACCGCGCGATGAAGATGAAGGCTGCCGCCTCGCAGCTGTGGACCTTCGAGGAACATCCCGACGACATCGCCCTCGGCGAGTTCTCGGAGACGACCCTCGACGGGTTCCTCCGGTCGCGGGAAGCCGTTCTCAAGTACGCCGCAACGCTCTCCGAGACGCCCGTTCACGAGCTGATCGGCGAACTCGTCAACCTCTCGGCCGAGGCTCTAGCGGCGGCCGAGGCGGGCCGCGACCGCAAGGTCGAGCTTGCCAAGACGTCGCTCGGCGAGTCGCACGAGCAGTCGGCGCAGGTGATCGGTGACCTCATGGGCGCCGACGTCCCGCCGGACATCGAGGTCGTGTGGCGCGACACGAGCGCCCGCGCCTTCGGTGCCCTGGTCGACGGCCTCGGCAAGGTCTCGCAGATGCTCGGCGTCCCGCCGCAGGCGCTGTGGGACCGCATCCCGGGCACCACTCGGCAGGACGTCGAGAGGTGGAAGAAAATGGCGGCCGAGGGCGACTCGCTCGGGCAGTTGACGGCCCTGCTCGGGCAACAGGCGGCCGGCGCGGGGGGCGCGCCGTCTCTCAACCTGGACGGCACCACGACGAGCCCGGGTGGCGTGATCCTCCCCCGGGGCGCGCGGACGGCCTGACGTGGCGCTCACGGCGGCGGGGGCCGCGCTCACCCGGGCCAATCAGGCGGCGCAACTCGCCGCCCGGGCGAGGTCGCTACAGGGGTTGCTCGCCCTGTGGCGCATCGTGGACGTGACCGACCTCAAGGGCACGATCGACACCTTTGCGCGGGCCGCCGCGCTGCTTGCCGGCGAAGGGTTCGCACAGTCGGCGGTCTCGGCGGCGAACTATTACTCGCTCTTCCGGCGGGTCGAGGGGATCGGCGCGCTCATCGTGCCGGCCGCCGTTCCGCCGCCCGCCGAGGCGATCATCGGCGACCTGCGGGGCGCGGCACTCAAGGGCATCATCGACGGCCGCAGGGCGGGCATGAACGTCGACCGGGCGAAGGCGAACGGCCTCGTGCGCGTGTCCGGCGCGCTCACCAAACAGGTTCTCGCGGGCGGCCGGATGACCATCACGGGCGCGGTCATCGACGATCGCAAGGCGCTCGGGTGGGCGCGCGTCACGGCGGGCGAACCGTGCGCGTTCTGCCGCGCCCTCGCCGCCCGTGGCCCGGTTTACAAGTCCGAGCGGACGGCCGACTTTCAGGCCCATGATCACGATGCGTGCGTCCCGGAACCGGTCTACGAGGGCACTCCGGGCAAGACCGGCGCCCCCGCTGCCGCTGCCGCGTACGCCGACGAGTTCAGGACCGCGCAGGCATGGGCGCGTACCTCTGGCACAATGAGCCAGGATACGAGCAATAATGCACTCAACAATTACCGGCGATGGCTCGACAACGGTCGGCCGGAACCGGGGCAAACGACGGCGCCGAGCGCCGGTAACGACGGAGGCAATCCGGGTGGCAACTGAAGACGACGACAGCATCACCAAGACCGATGAGCCGCAGTTCACCCGGGCGCAGTTCGCCCGAGAGGTGGCCAAGCAGGTTCGAGACAAGGTCGCGGCGGCACTGTCGGAATACGGCGACCTCGACGCCCTCAGGGCAAAGGCGGCCGAGGCCGACAAGAGCAAGTCGCAGCTCGACCGGATCGAAGAGCAGCTCAAGGCGTCCGAGCAGCGGGCGGCGAAGGCTGAGCGTGACGGCCTCGTTCGCGAGGTCGCCGACGAGCTCGGCATCCCGCTGCGGCTCGCGAAGCGCCTCGAAGGCAGCACGAAGGCCGAGCTGCTCGCGGACGGCCGCGACACGATGGAAGACCTCGGGCTCAAGTCGAGGCCGAAGAACGGCAAGGCGACCAGCGACAAGCAGCAGGGGGAGGGCGACGGGACCGACGGCGAGAGCGACGACGGCGACGCGCAGCAGGACGACGAGGGCGAGCAGGCACCCAGCCGGCAGACCGGAGCGACCCGCACCGCGCGCCCGCGCGAGAACCTTCGCAGCGGTGCCGCCCGTACTCCGACCGCCCCCGTGGTGACCAACCCGATGGAACTGGTCAAGGACATTCCGAGGTACTAAACACGAGGCGGTACGGCCTACCCGACCGCTAGCAGAGAGGCAGGACACAAGGTGGCTAACACCTTTCTCAAGCCGTCGGTGATCGCCAACACCGCGATCGGACTGCTCTACCGCGAACTCGTCGTCGCCCGCACCCTGTGGACCGACGCGATCAACCCGGGCGAGTTCACCGGCGCACTGAACGACACGGTCAACATGCGCATTCCGGCGCGGCGCACCGCGCGCAAGCGCACCCTGCGGGCCGGCACCGCGATCACGAACGACACCTCGGTCGAGTTCTCGCTCCCGGTCACCCTCGACACGGACGTCTACAACGGCGCCCCGATCACCGACGAGGAACTCACCCTCGACATCGTCGACTTCGCGCGGCAGGTGCTCAACCCGCAGATCCGCGCGGTCGCCGAGGGCCTCGAAGACGAGGCGATCGGCGAGATCGAGAACGCGGCCTACCGCTCCGACATGCAGATCAACCCGGACTGGACCGAGTTCAAGGTCGGCGGGCGTACCGACTGGTATCTCGTCGCGGCCCGCGCCGCCAAGCTGCTCGACAAGAAGAACGTCCCCGCGTCCGAGCGCACCCTGCTCGTCGGTGCCGACGTGAAAGAGCAGATCATCACCGACGACCGCTTCTCGCGCTTCGACGGCATCGGCGCCTCGGTGACCGACGCCCTGCGCGAGCGGACGATCGGCCGGATCGCCGAGTTCAACGTCGTCCCCTCGACCGAGATCGACGACGACGCGGCGTACGCGTACCACCGCACCGCCTTCGTCCTCGCCACCCGGGCGCCGGCCGTGCCCCGCGGCGCGACCGCCGTCTCGACCCGCACCATGGGCGAGCCCGGCGGCGCAATGGGCTACTGGAGCGGCGTGTCGGTTCGCTGGCTCTCGGACTACGACTACACGAACACGACCGACCGGTCGCTCGTGAACGCGTGGTGCGGCACCGCGACCGTCCTCGACCCGGACACCCCGAGCAACCCAGCGAGCACCAAGTCGCTCATGCGCGCGGTGCAGATCATCGACAACTCGTGACCTCTTCCGCCGACGAGGCCGCTTCCCTTGAGATGATCGAGCGTCTCAGGGAAGCGGCCGAGTCGCGGGAGATCGAAGACGCGCCCCTCGGTTTCGTCGCCGACGCGAACGGGGGCGATCCGATCCTGTGGGACAACTTGCCGAGAGGGGTGCCGAATGGCCCTGAATCAAGCCGGGATTAACGCGATTCTCGAAGACGGGAACGAGGCCGTCATCTGGGTCGCGATCGGCAGCGGTCCGACCTCTGGCGACCAGACGTCCAATCAGCGTGTGCAGCTCACCTCGTCGGTTGCGAGTGGCGTCATCACGGCGACCGGCGTGCCGTACGCGTTCACGGGCACGCCGGCAGCGGGCGCAACGCACGCGCTGCTTTACAGCGCGAGCACGGCCGGCACGTTCTACGGTTTCGACGCGCTCACGGGCGATCAGGCGTTCAACGCGAACGGTGACTACAGCCTGACCTCGCTGACCGTCACCGGCTCGTCGAGCTAGGCGCGTCGCATGGGACGGCGCAACTTGTGCCCGAACCCGGCGGCGAAGAACAACACGACCGGCTACAGCGGGTCGGCGACGTTCGCCCGGACGACCGACTTTCCGACGCCCGCCTGCCCGCGCTCGACGGGTGTGCGGGCGACCGGTAGCGGGTTCATTCAGACTCCCGTCGCCGCCTGCGCTCCCGGCGACGTCTTCTCGGTCTCGTTCTACGGTGACAACCAGTCGGGTGGTTTCGATTTCGGCCACACGGTCTACGTCGCGTACACCCGCTCAGCCGGCGGCGACGCCTTCCCGGAAAACTTCGTCTTCGGCATCGGGGCCTCGGGAAGCTCCGCCCGCGCGTCCCGGGTCGCCGCTGCGGCGCCCGCCCTCGCCACGGGCATCTATCTGCTGTACGACTCACTGAGCAACGGCTACGGCCTGACGGGCGTGCTGCTCGAAAAGGTCGGTGCCGTCGACACCTACGCCGATGGCGATACCGCTAGTTGGACGTGGGACGGCACGAACGGCAACTCGACATCGAGTGAGGTGACCCTTCCCTCGCAGGGCTCGGCCGCCTTCGCTCTCGACCTCGCCGTCGCCACGACCGGCCAGAGGCCGTCTGCGGGCGTGGCGGCCCTCGCCCTCGGCGTCGCCCCCGCAGCGGCCGGAACGCGCCCCTCGGCGGGCGTGGCGGCTCTCGCGCTCGGGCTGGCGGCCGATGCCCGGGGCGCGCGGCCGTCTAAGGGAGCGGCGGCCCTAGGTCTCGACCTCGCCGTCGAGGGGCGTAGCGGGTCGGGTACGTCGGCCCGTGGCCCGTGGGTCGTGAGCCGCCCGTCGAGCGGCCGTATCGTTACGAACGTCCAGGTCGCGAACTAGGAGGCACCGTGCGGCGATTTGACCTCGGCGACCCGATCCCCCTGCGGTACACCGCGACCAACCCGGACACCGGCGCGCCCGTCGCGGTGTCCGGAACGCTCGTGCTCGTCAAGCCGGACGGCACCACTTACAACGGCGTCACGGCGTCCGGCGGCACGGGCATTGTCGATGTCGTCATCCCCAACACCGAGGCGACGCAGCTCGGCCGCTACAAGTACACGTGGTCGATCTCGGGTGGGCTCAACGACACCGAGGTCGCCTACTTCTATGTCGCCGCTGCCGAGGACGAGGCCCCGCCGCTCGCCTCGTTCGGCATGCTCGCACGCAAGCTCGGTGCTCTGCCCGAGGACTTCGACGAGGTCGAGCGCACCCGGGGCGAGGCGCTGCTCGACGAGGCGAGCGAACTCATCCGCGACCTTGCGGGCAAGACGTGGCTCACGACCGCGAACGCCCTCGACAGTGTGCCGCGCCGCGTCGCCTCGGTGTGCGTCGCCGCCGCCGCCCGCGCCTTCGAGAACCCCCACGGCCTGCTACAGCGGTCGCTCGGCGACAGCTCGAAGATGTACGACCGCAGGGGCCGCGAGGGCGGCGAGATCGTCTACCTGACCGAAGAGGAGGAACGAGCCGTACTCAAAGCGGCGGGCGTCTCGACCTTCGTCGCGGTCACGCTCGTCAGCCCGTACAGCGCTGACGCCGACCTCGACACGTGGGACGCGGTGACGGCCGAATGATCGGGGGCGAGATCGGCCGGCACGAGCTGACGCGCCGATTCAAGGTCATGCGACCGGTCACCACGGGCGACGACGTCGGCGGCTCGACCGTGACCGAGCAGCAGGTCGGCGGCACCATCCGCGCGAAGGTGAGCCAGCCGGCGAGCGTCGAGCAGCTCGAAGCGCAGCAGGCAAGCTCGTCCTTCGCGGTCATCGTGCACATGCTCCCGAAAACCGACGTCCGGCGAGGGGACCACCTCATCGCGCTCGACGACGGCGATGACCTGCGGGTCAAGTCGACCGTGGTGCCGAGCGAGGCGGTCTACCTTCGTGCGGACTGTGAGCAGCTACAAGCCGAAGGCGGCAACCCGTGACAGGTAACCTTGACGCATCCCGTGGGGTGGCCACCCCGCCCGAGATCCCGGATGGGGGAGGCGGGGCAGCGGCCGGATCGCAACCGGACGGCCGTCCCACGTGGACCATCCTCGTGCCGACTCTAGGTCAGCGCGAGAACCTGTTCGCGCGGCTCATGGCCGTGCTGCTGCCGCAGCTCGGCGAGTACGAGGGACGCGTACGCGTACTCGCCTGGCGGAACAACGGGTATCCCTCGATCAGCGAGATTCGCGACACGCTGCTCGTGTCGACCGATGCTGACTACGTCTCGTTTGTCGACGACGACGACCTCGTGCCTGAGTACTACGTCGCCGAGATCGTTAACGCGATCGGCGAGCGGCCCGACCACGTCGGGTTCAAGATGGAGTACAGCACCGATGATCAGCACCGAGAGATAGTGGACCATTCGCTCAGGTGGGGCAAATGGGGACGCACCCTCGACGGCAAGCTTCATCGTGATGTCACTCACGTCGACCCGATCCGCCGTGACCTCGCGACCCGCGCCCGCTTCGCCGTCCGACCCGGACGGGCCGAGGATCGCGTGTGGGTCAAGCAGGTCCGGCAGCACCTCGCGACCGAGGTGTATATCGACAAGATCATGTACTACTACCTGTTTCGCGAGGACACGACCGCGTGGCGCGAACCCAAGAAGATCAAGCACGTCCCGGGCCGACCGGTCATCGACAACCCGTACTTCTCGTGGCACTCGGACAGTGACGCATGAGCACCGACCGCATGATCGTCATCGTCCCGACCCGCTCGCGCCCGCACAACGTCGCCCCGCTCGTGAACTCGTTCACCGAGACGGGCGCCTTCGAGGACGGCGTCGAGCTGTGCCTCGTCGTCGACCGTGACGACCCAGCCTTCGACGACTACCTCGGCACCATCACCGAGGCGGTCGAGGCCGTCGGCAACGAGCGCCGCACGGTCACGTGGCTCGACGCCACTCATCACGAGCAGCTCGTCCCGAAGCTCAACAAGGCGGCCGACTACCTGCGGATCACCCAGTCACCGCGCTACCTCGGGTTCATGGGTGACGATCATCGCCCGCGGTCTGCCGGCTGGGTCAAGGCGTACCGCGACGAGCTCGAACTCGCGGGCACGGGCATCGTGTCGTGCCCGGACGGGCACCGCCCCGACGACCTGCCGACGCATTGGGTTATGACCGCCGACATCGTCGAGGCGCTGCGTCGGATGGTGCCGGCCCCGGTCGAGCATCTCTACTGCGACAACGCGGTCCGCGACCTTGCGAAGGAGGCGGAGTGCTGGCGCTGGCGGGCCGACCTGCTCGTCGACCACCTCAACCCGTACGCGGGCCAGCGGGCGCCGATGGACGAGCAGTACAAGCGCGTCAACAGTGACGAGCAGTATCGGACGGATCGGGCGCAGTACCGTACGTGGAAAAGGCACGGCGGTCTAGCGGCCGACGCGCACACCGTACGAACCCTGAAAGGTCACCCATGACCAACATCGTCGTAGCGACCCGCAGCGGCCTCGCCGAAGGCCCCGACGGCACGAAGTACCGGCTCGCCCGGGGGCGCACGCTCGCCGACGCCCGCCACCCGCTCGCCGCCGCATACCCCGAGATGTTCGCGCCCTACTCGATCGAGCTGTCGGTCGACGAGCCCGAGGCCGACGGCGACCCCGCCGCCGAGCGCGGCGACGTCGCGACGTGGGCCGACAAAGTGCGCGAGGTCGAGGCGACCGCCGACGGTTACCGCGTGCAGCTCGCCACCATCGCCGAGGGCCTCTACTCGCGCGGCCTCGTGCCGGCCGAACTCGACACCGACCGTGAGGGGTGGCTCGCCGACCTCGTCTTCGCGGTCATCGACGGCCCCGCCCCCGAGGTCGAGCCCAAGGGTGCCCCCGCGCCCGCTGAGCCGGCCGAGCTGCCGAAGGCCCGCAAGCGCGCCGCGCGTCCCCGCGCGGGCGACCCGCAGGAGTAGGCCCGTGTCCAGCAAGATTCGCGGCATCGACATCAAGGGCCTGCCCGCCCTTGAGCGGAAGCTTGCGCTCTTGCCGGGGCTCGTCCGCTCGGCGGGCTCTCGCGCAGTCAGGGACGAGACGGACGAGGCGGCCGACGACGCGCGCCGCAACGCCCCCGTGAAGACGGGAACGCTGCGCGAATCGGTGCAGTCCGAGTACGACGACAAGTCGATCAGGGGGCGTGTCGCGGCGACCGCGCGGTACGCGAAGTTCGTCGAGCACGGCACCGACGACACGCCCGCTCAACCGTTCATGCTGCCCGCCGCCGAGGCCGCTCGGCGGCGATTCCCGAAGCGCCTGCGCGCCGAGATCAAGACGGAACTAGAGGCGCTATGACGACCCCGACCCGTAGCCCGGCGACCCCGATCCAGCGGGCGATCGTCACGCGCCTGCGCGCTGACACAACGCTCATCACCCTGCTCGCGCCCATCAAGAACGTCACGCCGAACACGCCGGCTGTCGTCGACCAACCCCCCGAGGGGCAACCCAAGCCGTACGTCCGGGTCGGCGACCACCTCTCGATCCCGGACAACGACCACACGAGCAAGGGCCGTGAGGGCACCGAGACGATCCATGTCTGGACGCAAACCCGCAGCAACGCTCAGGGGCAGGCCATCGCCGACGCGATCACGGCCTCGCTCGATCACCAAGTCGCCGAGCTGTCTGCGCTGCTCGCGGCCGACGGCCACAAGTGCATCTCGATCCGTCAGGAATTCGATCAGGCGCTCGAAGACCCTGACCCGCAGATCAGGCATCATATAGTCAGGTTCCGCATCCAGACTCAGCAGCTCACGTAAGGGAGGCGCCGCCGATGAGCGGTCGCGACGGATTCGGCACGCATTTTCGGCGCGCCACCACGATCACGCCGGGCACCACGTACGAGACGATCGCCAACGTCACGAACATCAAGGGGCCGGACCGCAAGCGGGAGACGATCGACGTCACCGCGCACGACTCGCCGAGCGGGTGGATGGAGTTCATCGGCGGGCTCAAGGACGGCGGCGAGATCCAGCTCGACATTAATTACGACCCCGAGGAACTGACGCACGACCTCGACGACGACTTCGACGACGTCGACCCGCGCAACTACCGGATCGTCATTCTCCCGGGAACGGTCGACGAGTGGACGTGGACGATCAAGGGCATCATGACCGCCCTGAGCGACGAGTTCCCGTACGACGACAAGATGTCCCGTAGCATGACGATCAAGATCACCGGCAAGCCGACGCTCATGCAGTCGAGCGGCAGCTAGGTAAAAAGGGAGAGAAAAACAAATGACCGACGAGAACGTGACCGAGTCCGACGCGTCCGAGGGTTTCCTCGGGCGCGACGCAATTCTCGACGCCGACGACCGGAAGTACGAGGCCGTTGACTGCCCGGAGTGGGGCGGCAAGGTGCGCGTCCGCGCGCTTACCGGAACGCAGCGGGACGCGTACGAGGAATCGCTGATCTCCTCGAACGGCAACAGCCGGAAGGTCAACCTCGCGAATGCCCGAGCGAAGATGCTCGTACTCGCCGTGGTCGACGCGGGCGGCCGGCAATTGTTCACCTCTGAGGACGTGCGCGCCCTCGGCCGCAAGAACGCGGCTCCCATCGAGCGCATCTTCGACGTGGCCCGCCGGCTGAGCGGCATGTCTGACGAGGACGTCGAGAAGCTGACGGAAAATTTCGGCAGCGACCAGAGCGAAGGCGGTACTTCCGCCTAGCTCTGGCACTCGGGTGCACCGTCGAGGAACTGCTCGCGCGGGTCAGCTCGCGCGAGCTGACCGAGTGGGAGGCGTACGAGGCGGTCACCGGACCGATCGGTAACGAGCGGCTCGACCACCTGTTCGCGATGCTCTGCTCGGTCATCGCGAACGTGAACCGCAGCAAGAAACAGCGGCCCTATCCGGCCGAGCAGTTCCTGCCGAAGTGGCAGGTACGCTCAGCGCAGCCGGACGAGGCCGACCCCGAGCAGTTGCTCAGGACGGTCAAGAAGCTGCACAAGGCGATGGGAGGGGGCTAGCGTGTCGACTCTCGCCGACCTGTTGATCGAGATCGGTATCGACGTCGACAGCGTCCGCAAGGGCGCCAAGACGATCGGTAACGACCTCACGAAGGCGTTCAACAAGGTCGACGATGTCGCGGGCAAAGCCATCCGAGGTATGGCCGGGCTGTCCGCTGTGGTGCCCCTTGCGGGGGGCGCCGCAGCGGGGGTCATCAGCCTCGGGGCCGCCCTGACGAGCGGGGCCGCCGCCGTCGGCGTGTTCGCCGCGGTCACCAAGACTGCGATGTCGGACGTCACCGAGGCCGCTACCAAGCAGCAGGATTTGACCGACAAGATTGCGCTCTACAAGACCGAGGCTCGGCTCGCGGCGCAGGCTGGGCAGGACAACTCGAAGTTCCTGCAAAAGCAGGCCGACGCCACTCTCGAACTCAAGGCGCGGCTCAAGAACCTTCCGCCGGCAACGCGCTCGGCGACCGAGGCGTTCATTCAGCTCAAGTCCGATTGGCAAGATTTCGTCGAGCAGAACAAGCCCGCCGTATTCGGCATCATGACGCGCGGGTACAAGTTGATCGGCAGCGCGGTACTCAAGCTACAGCCCCTCTTTGACATCGGGGAAAAGGCCGTCTCGCGTTTCCTCGGCGCGCTCGAAAACGCCGCTGCGGGCGGGTTCATCGAGCGCCTGACCGCGCGTGCCGGCCCAGCTATGAACTCGCTCACGAACATCGTGCTCAACCTCGGCAAGACGTTCGCGAACATCTTCGGCCGTTTCGGCACGCAGCAGGGTCAGAGCATTCTCACGTGGCTCGACAACGTCACGGCGAAGTGGCTCGTCTGGACGAATGCCACGGGGCAGAACTCGGGAATGACGAAGCTGATCAACTACATGCAGAGCCAGGGGCCGCAGCTCGTCAAGACGCTCGGCGAGATCGCCCTCGCCGCCGTGCACATCGCGCAGGGAGTCGCCCCGCTGGCGCCCATCACGACGGCCGTCGCCGCCGCCCTCGCCCGCCTCGTGGCGGCCGTGCCGCCGAAGTGGATCACGGCGTTCGTCGGGGGCTTCCTCGCGATCAACGTCGCGATGAAGGCGTACACCGCGTACACGGTCGCCGCTTCGGCGGCGACGAAGCTCGCCGCCGCCGCTCAGGTCGCATGGAAGATCGCGCTCGGGGCCTCGAACTTCGTCCTCGCCTCGGCGCAGATCGCCGTGTACCTCGCGAAGGTCGTCGCCGTCCGGGCCGCGACCGGCCTCGCCGTGGCGGCGCAAGCCCTGTGGAACGCGGCCCTCGTCGCGGGCAACTTCGCTGCGGCGACCGCGCAGCTTGCCGCCTTCCTGATCAAGCAGGGTGCGATAGCCATCGCGACGAAGGCTTGGGCGGCGGCGCAATGGCTGCTCAATGTGGCCATGGACGCGAACCCGATCGGGCTCATCGTCCTCGCCGTGGCTGCGCTCGTCGGCGTGATCATCCTGCTGTGGAACCACAGCGAGGCGTTCCGTAAATTCTGGATCGCCGCTTGGAACCTGATCAAGCAAGCTGCCGTCGTGGCCTGGAACTGGATCAAAAACGCGGCCGTCGTCGTCTTCAATTTCCTGCTCAGCGCGATTAAGAAGTACATCTCGATCTATGTAGCTGCGTGGAAGTTCATAGCCAACGCGGCCGTTGCCGCGTGGAACTGGATCAAGGGCAAGGCCGTCTCGTTCTTCAACTGGATCTTGTCCATGCCGTCGAAGGTGAACGCGCGGCTCGCGTCGATGTGGAACGGGCTCAAGTCCGGGTTCCGGGCCGCTATCAATTGGGTCATCGGCAAGTGGAACTCGTTGCACTTCACCATCCCGTCTTTCTCGGTGCTCGGGCACAAGTTCGGCGGCGGGACGATCGGCGTGCCGAGCATCCCGCAGCTCGCGAAGGGCGGCATCGTCAAGGCGTCGCCCGGCGGCACCCTGGTCAACGTCGGCGAGGGCGGGCAGGACGAGGCCGTCGCTCCGCTGTCACAGTTGCCTGATCTCGGTGGCAGGGATGATCGTCCGGTGATCGTGCAGATCGTGCCCGGTGGCGAGCAGGAATTCCGGCGCTGGATCCGCAAGAGCTTCCGGGTCAAGAACGGCGGTAACGGACAGGTGCAGCTCGCATGACCATCACGGGACGCGTGAAGCCCCGGATCGAGATCGCGCCCGGAGGCAATCCAGCCGGCGACCCGTCGCTGTACGCATGGATCGACGCGGGCAAGCGGCGCCAAAAGGTAGACATCTCGATCACGGCGGGCCGTGACGACGAGGCGAGCGAGGTCGAGGCGGGCTCGCTCGGCGTCACGATGGACAACCGCGACGGCCGCCTCTCGCCCCGCAACATCCTCGGTCCCCACTACGGGAGCCTCGGCATCGGCACGCCGCTGCGGTCGGTCCTGGACCGCCTCAGCGACCCGTTCACGCGTACCGTGGCAAGCGGGTGGGGTACGAGCCCCGAGGGCTTCACGTGGACCGTGAGCAACGGCACGGCGGCCGTGAACGGGGCGCAGGCGACATGGGCGGGCGCCGTCAACAACGCGACCCGGAACGTTGCCGTCGGTGCCGGCTCGGCCGACGTCGAGATCGTGTGGTCGACGACCCTCGACGTGATGCCGACCGGGGCGAGCTTCGTCTCGGCCGCCCTGCTGCGGCACACCGACACGAGCAACTACATCCGCGCGCACGTCGAGTTGCAGGCGGCCGGCACGGTCGCGGTCAAGGTGCAGCGGCAGTACCTTGGCGCGCAATCCGACCTGCTCGCCCTGACCGCGACCGCCGTGACCTACTCGGCCGGCACGAAAGTGTGGGGCAAGGCCCGCGCTGACGGCCCGTACATCCTCGTCAAGACGTGGACCGGGGCGCTGTCCGACGAGCCTGCCGGCTGGCAGGGCGTCACGACGGACAGCGCGGTCGAGGGCGCGGGCGCCGGATGGTTCGGCTGGCGGATCAACACGAATGCGGGCACGTACACCGCGAAGATCGACGACTTCGCGATCACTGCCCTGCTGTGGTCGGGCAACGTGCCCGAGTGGCCCCCGAAGTGGCCCGAGAAGAGCGGCACCGATTCGACGATGCCGCTCTCGGCCGCTGGCATCATCCGCCGTCTCTCGCAGGGCAGCAGCCCTGTCAACAGCCCGTTGCGCAATCAACTCGGCTCGATGTCCGCCCGCGGCATCACGACCTTCGGATACTTCCCGCTCGAAGCGGCCAGCGGCGCGACGCAGGCCCTCGAAGCAAACGGCGGCAAGGCGGCGAGCGTCTTCGACGTGAGCTTCGCGGGCGATGACACGCTCAACGGGTCGGCGCCGACCGCCGTGCTCAACACGGGTGCCAGCTCGATCATCAATGTCCCGATCACAAGCACCGACACCCCGGACGGGTTCGCCTGCTTGTGGTTCTTCCGGATGGACTCGTTGCCGTCCGTCGATACCGAAATGGTCGAGATCAAGTGCACGGGCACGATGACCCGCTTCGAGGTGCACGTCGATGCGACCAACGTGCAGTGGAAGGCATACGACAACGCGAACACGCTGCTCACGTCCGGCGGCCCGGCGATCTATACCGTCGACCCGACGAAGTGGGTCGCGATGCAGATGGAGACGAACGTCTCGGGCGGCACCGTAACCGTTTCGCTCATCTGGCACCAAGTGGGCAGCGATGTCTTCTATGTCCTGAACAACACCTATGCGGGCACCTCGAAGCGGCCGACCTACTTCTCGATGATCAGCGGCACGGACAACATGTCTGCCGCTCACCTGTGGTTCGGCGACAACGACCTTCCCTTCGTCGACTCGACGTTCATGCTCGTCTCGGACGGTTACATCGGCGAGCAGGCGGGCGACCGCGCGGCGCGGCTGTGCACCGAGAACAACGTGCCTCTCTACCGGCTAGCCGGCGCGACCGAACCGATGGGCCGGCAGCGCCCAGCGAAGCTCGTCGACCTGCTGCGCGAGTGCGAGGCGGCCGATCAGGCGATCCTGTGCGAGCGGGGCAACGCGCTCATGTTCATCCCGCGTCTACGCCGCTACAACCCGCCCGTTGCCCTCGCCCTCGACTGGAACCTCGGGCACCTCGACGAGGCCCCTGAACCGGTCGACGACGATCAGCGCGTTCGCAACGTCGTGACGGTCAACCGGACGGCGGGCTCGTCGGTCACCGCGAGCGATCAGGCGTCGATCGACAAGTCGGGCACGTACGACCAGAGCACCGAACTCAATATCGCGTACGACTCGCGCCTGTCCGATTTCGCCAACTGGCTACTCAACGTCGGCGTGGCCGATGACCTTCGCTGGCCCCGGATCACGATCAACCTGATCGCGCACCCGGAACTCATCGAGTCGTGGCTCGCCTGCCGCGTCGGCTCGCGGATCACCATCGCCAACCCGCCGAGCGCGCAGCTCGCGGGCGAGACGATCGACCTCATCATCGAGGGTTGGTCGGAGACGATCAACAACTACAGGTGGGATGTCGAGGTTTCCTGCTCGCCCGCCCGGCTGTGGCTCATCGGCACGTACGACGGCGCGACGACGAAGTACGACGTCGACTCCTATCTCGAACTCGCCCTCGACGACGACGACACCCTCGCGAGCATCGTCGCGGTCACGCGCGACGGCTTCTGGTCGAGCACAAGCGTCCCCTACGACGTCGAGATCTCGGGGCAGATCAACCGTGTCATCGGCATGAGCCTGCCCGACAGCGTCGCGGTCGAGGACGGCACCTTCGAGCGGGGCCTCGGCGGATGGATTGTCTCGGGCGGCGCGATCTCGCTCGACTCGGCTTTTGCCCACACGGGTAGCAACTCGGCGAAACTCGTCGTCTCGGGCAGCCCCACGCAGGCGCTCATCCGTGAGCACGGCACGACGTTGCCGGCCGCGCCGGGGCGGACGTACACGGCGTCGATGTGGGTCTACTGCTCGGTGACCCGGACCGTTACCGCAGTCATCGACTTCTACAACGGGGCGTCGTACATCACGTCGGCCTTTAACGCCGTCTCGGTCACCGCGAACACGTGGACGCGTATCTCGGTCGACAGCGGGACGGCGCCCGCCTCGACCACGCGGATCGAGTACGGCCCGACGATGGGTAGCTCGCCCGCGAACGGCACGATCCTGTGGGCCGACGACATCGACATCGTGCGCACGGACTTCCAGAACTGGCGACAGCTCGGCACGCTGGCGCGGGGTGTCGACGGCTTCACGAAGAGCCTGCCGGCTGTCGCTTCTGTCCGGCTCGCCACACAAGCGCGGTACGGACTGTGAGCAGGGAAGGATGTAGCGCATGACCGTCTTCGGTGGCGATCCGATCCTCGCGGCGGATTATAACGAACTGATCGACCGGCAGAGCACAGCGCTCTTTACGGCCGACTCGTCCACATGGGGCGCGACCGAGACCATCCTCGGTGCGGTCGCCGTCTCGGCCATCGCTGGTGCCAAGTACAAGATCATCTTTGTTGGCAAGGTCTCGGCCGACGTCGCCGCCGACGCGGCGAACATGCGCATCCGCGAGGACAACCTCACGGGCACGCAGTTGCAGTTGCAACAGGTCTACCTTCCCAACACGTCAACGAACGGTTGGCAGACCTACGTCTATGCCGAGTACACGGCAGTCTCGACCGCGACCAAGACGTTCGCGTTGACCGGTCAGCGATCGGTGGGCACGGGCACCGCGCACCGCATCCGGGGCTCGGGTTCGGCGCCCGGGTACTTCTACGTCGACCGCATCGCCAACTGACCTGGCAGTGCCATGCCCCCGGCGTACGCTCGGGGGCATGGCAGATTGGGTCCTAATCCCGTGCCTCAAGGCGCTCTTTGGGGAATTCGACCGGGTCGCGCCGAGCAGGGACCACGCAAGCGACGGATCGATCGGCGACGCGGCGCACCGCAAAGAGGTGTCCGACCACAACCCGGACGAAACCGGGAACGTGCCGATCCACGACGCGGACCGCCTCAACGAGGTGCACGCGATCGACGTCGACAACAACCTTCGTGAGAGCGATCTCACGATGGAAAAGGTCGTTCAATTCCTGCTCGGACGATGCCGCTCGGGTGCCGAGAAGCGCCTGCGGTACATCATCTACAACCGGCGGATTTGGTCCGCCTCGTCCGGGTGGGTACAGAAGACCTACACGGGCGCGTCGCCCCACACCGAGCACGCGCATTTCAGCGCGTCGTACGTGACGGAACTAGAGGCGAGCACCGCCTCGTGGCACTTGGAGGACATCCCCGTGAGCATGACCGCAGCAGACAGGACGTGGGTCACGCAGCAGAACGCGGCCCTGCTCGCCGCCGTCAAGGCCGAGATCAAGGCGGCGACCGACGACTTCCTCGCGGTGTCCGGCTGGTCGAGCGGCTACCCGGGCCGCCGGATCGATCAGCACACCGACGACATGCAGGTGTTCCGGAACTTCGCCGTCGGGCACCCCGACGAGAAGGGGCAGCAAGTGCCGGCCGATGCCCCGGTCGTGAAGTGGACGAAGGCGGCCGAGGCGATTCTCGCGCAGGCTGCCGGCGGAACCGTGCACGCGAGCACCGAGTAAGTACCGCCCCCCTGCCGCCTCGATACGTGAACCTTTATGTTTTCCTTACGGGCCGCCGTCACGCACCGTGCACGGCGGCCCGTTCGCACACGAGAGAGGCGGTCGGCAATGCCGCAGTGGGCTCGGTTGTTCGTGCTGCTCGTCGGCATGCTGGCGTGGCTGGCGATGGTCGTCGTGTCCCTGTGGCTCAAGCAGATTCCGAGCGCCGTGCTCATCGGCTTTCCGGCCGCACTGTGGCTCGCACTTTCGGGCGGCGATACGATCGCCCGGAAGCGGGCAAACACCCGTCAACCCTCGAAGGCCGACAAGGAAGGCGACCGCGCATGAGCGCATTCGACCCGCAGTACGTTGCCGACGCCCTCGCATGGGCGGTCGTGTGGTCGGGCCTCGGCCTCACCGGGCGGCAGCTTCTCGCGCAGCACGAGGCACGGCAGCGCCGCGCGGGCGCCACTCCGCGGCGAGGGCCGAAGACGTGACGATCCCGGAAGACCCGCCCCGCTGGCTCGCATGGGCCGGCACGCCGACCATGCGTGCGCTGACGACCGCCGTAGCAATGTTCGCCCTGCTCGTCTCGGCCGTGCTGTTCTATCAGCTACAGAGCTTCACGCAGTGTCTCGCCGATCAGCAGCGCGCCGACGCAGCCCGGACGGCGGTCATCTCGCAGGCGACCGACGCCGAGCGGCGCGCCGACGCGGCCCTCGTCGCAGGCCCTCAACCGGGAGGCCCGGCGGGCGCCGAGCTTCGCCGGCAAGATGTCGCCGCCCGGCAGCACACCGACGAGGTGCGCGCGGCACATCCGCCGCTGCCGCTCGACCCCTGCTAGGAACCTCGCAGGTGGGTTACCCTGCGAACATGAAACTTGTACGAGAACCCGCCGTCGTCATCGGCATCGTCGGATCGGTACTCACGTCGGCCGCCGCCATGGGGCTCGACTTCCTCTCAGCCGGCGAGGCGGCGGCGATCGTCGCTTTCCTCTCGGCGGCCCTCATCGCATGGCGTACGCGTCCGGTCGCCCCGGGCCTGTACGTCGCGGCCGGCACGGCGCTGGTCGCCATCATGACGCAGTACGGCTTGCACCTCTCGGACGCATGGGTCGGCTTCCTGACGTCTCTCGTGCTCGGCGGGTTCGCCCTGTTCGGCATCCGGCCGCAGGTGAGCCCCTCGACGTTCGGCGGGCAGATCATCGAGGGGCAGACCGTTACGACGGCGACCGTCTCCCGCTAGTCCAGCGGTGCCGTGCACACGTGCCACGCGGCGGCACAGGCCAGCGGCACCACGCCGTTACCGGCACCCTTGAGCGCCTCGGGCCGCGACAGCTCATCCGTGAGCAGTCCGGGGCGCAGGCCCATCATCCACTCGGGTAGCGCGGCCGACAGACGCGGCGCGCCCTTCGCCCCCGGTTCGGTCGGCGCGGGCGCCGGAACGCCCGTGATCGTCTCCCACAGGGCGACCGCGTCGGCATACCTGCCCCACACCTCGGGCCGGACCGCGATCCCGGGCAGCAGCAGATCGCCACGGTTGTTCACGTGGTTGCCCTGCTTGTTGCTCGTGGTGGGCGTCGGCAGCAGCAGGGCGGCCCCGTTGAGCGTCGGATTGCCCCGGGCCATCGCCGCTGAGGTTCGCTCGCCGTCGGCCGCAAGAGGCGTCGGCAGCAGGCGCGTCACGCTGCCGAGGGTGTCCATCCGCTTCGCTCCGGACGGCCGCTCGCCGCCGACCTCGGGCTCGCTGTGCCCGCCCTGCGCGTCGCCGACCATCGGCGTCGGCAGCAGGCGGTGCACGCTGTCGAGCGACGGGCGTACATCACCGACCCGCCCCGCCGCGCCGCCGACGTTCGTGCCCGAGCGCTCGGCCATCGGCGTAGGCAGCAGCGCCACGGCCCCGGAGAGCGGCACAGAGCCGCTCCCGTATACCTGCCCAGGGTTGCCCCTGCCCTTCTCGCCGTCGGAGGCCCTGGGCGTCGGCAGCAGGCGCACGACGAGCGTCCGGAGGTCGTCGCCGCCCTCGCGGCCCTCGGTTCGCCCCGGTCCCGCCGTGCCGTCGCTCGTGACCGGGGTCGGCAGCAGCGAGGCGACCACGTCGTCGAGGTTGCTCGAACGGTCGTTGTCGGCGATCCGGCGCAGGGCGGCAGCAGGTGAGAGCATCCCGCCGCGCGTCGACATCGAGGCGTCCGGCGTCGGCAGCAGGTTGACGACCGCGCCGAGCGGCGCACCCTCGCCGTCCGGCCGCCCCTTGCGCGTCCAGTACGCCGCGTCGCCCTCGCCGCGCCCGTCACCGTCGCGGGCGACCGGGGTCGGCAGCAAAAAGCGGCCGCCCGAGCGCGGCGCGCCGCAGATCGCCTTGCCGCCGTCCACCCGTCGCGCGACCGGGACCGGCCCGTCGCCGTGCCAGCGGACGGCGACCGCGTACCACCGATGGCGATGGTGCGGCGCGCCGACCGCGCAGGCCCCGAGCACGCACCATCGCACCTCGTACCCGTCGGTGCGCAGGTCGTCGAGGCGCTCGGCGAGCGTGCGCCCGCCGTCGTGCGAGACGATGTTCGCGACGTTCTCGAAGAACAGCACGTCGGGCATGACCTGCCGATACGCGTTGCGTACCCAGGGCCAGAGGAACCGTGGATCTTTGCGGCCCTGCTGCCGCCCCGCGATGCTGATCGTCTGGCACGGGTCGCCGCTCGACATGAGCGCGACGTGCGGCGCGAGCTGCCACGGCGCGGTTTTCACGTCGCCGACGTTCGGCACGCCGTCGTGTTCGCGCTTCAGTACGCGGCACATCGCGGGCTCGACCTCGGCGAGCCACAACGGCCGGACCGGGACGCCCGCCACGGCGAGCCCGAGTCCGATGCCGTCGTACCCCGTACATAGTGAGCCGTAAGTGATCACATCGCCCCCATCCGGGTCAGACCTTCGATTACGTCGGCGGCGAGTTCGCTGTACGGGCCGCCGAGGAACGATTCGAGGATGTCGTCGAGGTCGTGCCCGAGGTCGAGCGCGATCTTGACCTGCGCGGTAACCCCAGCGGTCAGAATCTGCTCGGTGCTCTGCTCGACCTCGTCGTTCGTCATGCCCTAACCCTAGCAGGTACCTAGCAGGTTTAGCAACAGGGAAAAGGCCCCCGGATCGCCCGAGGGCCTTCGCCAGGCTACAGGGTTACCGCTGCATGAACGGGTTCCACGGCGCGCCGTCGCCGCTCGGCGCGGGAGGCACCCCGGGAGTGAGCGGGGTACTCGCGGGCGTCGCCCCGGCCTCGGCCGGCACGGGCTGCGGCGCGGGGCCATCGGGCGTCGCACTTCCGGCCTGCTGCGCCGCGAGCTGCGCCGCCGCCTCGTCCGCAGCGATCTCGGCCTTCGTGCGCCGCTTGCGGGTCTTCGGGGCGGTGGGCGCCTCGGCCTGCTGCACGGTCGCCGCACCGTCGACCGGGGCGGGCGCCGCCGCACGGTCCCAATCCGCGACCGGCACGGGCATCGCCGGCAAGCCCTGCATGACCTGCTGCGGCGGGGTGCCCGTAAGGGCGACCTCTTCGAGCACGACCTCGACCTCGCCCGGGGCGAAGCGCAGCAGGGCCTCGGGTCGGCGGTGCGTCGCCTCGAAGAGCGTGTCGTCGGCGACGAAGTTTCCCTCGTCGTCGTACTTCACTGCTGCGACGGTCACGCGGTACACGGTTCGCACTGTCAATCTCTCCCATCGGAAACGATGATCACGGCCCCGGTCGGTCTGCCGGGCGCGGGCCTTTCCTTCGCGAGTTCGCGGATGCGCACGACCTGTGAGTCGTCCGCGAACAGGCGTGCCGATCCGTTCTTCTGTCCGCCGAGCGCGTCGAGCGTCGCGCGTAGCAGCTTGTCAATGTCCGGGGTGCCGAGCGGCAGGTCGGTGCCGTCGGCGCGGCACTGCTCGTCGGCGAGGTAGAACGTGCACTGCTCGATCACTACCGGCGTGCCGGCCGCGAACACGGGCAACGAGGTGTGCCGGATGTCGGCCGCCTGATATGCCTTGTACGCGCCGACCTTGACGGCGACCCGCCACGCGGGCAGGTATGCCGACTGTTCGAGTAGCTGCCCCGCGCCGCCGAGCTGTTTCGAGCCCTGCGGCGCGGGACGACCCACTACGGGGATGATCAGTCTCACGGGGCCAGAGGATGCGGGAAGCGGCCCTCGGACACGAGCCCGAGGTAGTTGTTCGCGAGCCCGATCTCGGCCTCGGTCGGCGTGGTGATGAACCACGGGTCGTTCTGTCCCGGACCGCTCTTGACGATCCGGCCGACGACCGCCCCGGGCGCGCCGTTCGGGCCGCCGCGCTCACGGCCCGGGAGGTACGGCGAGCACTGCCCGATGACCTGCGACTGATTGAGCCACATGCCTTGACGGATGTACGGCAGCGGCGAGGACTCGGTGTGCGGCGAACCGCCGAGCGCGTACGGGTTGCCGCCCCAAGCGAGCGGAGTCATGTTGTCGACCGACCCGCCGTCGAGGACGACGACGGTCGCCGTCATGCGGTCCTGTTCGAGGTCGCCCGCCGCCCGCTGCGCGTCCGTGACGAACTTCGGGTTACGGGGCACCCGCTGCAACGCCAGCGGGAACACGATGACGAGGCGGCCGTACATATCGGCGAGCTTCGCACCCTTGCCGCCGCCCGCGATCGGCGGCGGCGGGGCCGACGCGGTGCCCAGGGCGGGCGGCGCGGCGTGCTGGTAGCTCTGCTGCGGCGGGGCCTGCTGCGCGGGCGGCGCGTACGCCTGCGGAGTCTGTCCGTACGGCCCCTGCGGCGCGGGGTGCGGGGCGTAGGCGGGGGCCGCCTGCTGCTGTGCGTACGGGTTCGGCGCGCCCTGCTGCGGCACGGCAGCGGGCGGCGCGTACGCCTGCGGGGCCTGCTGCTGCGGGGCATACGGGTTCGCCTGCGGCGTGGCGGCGGGTGCCGCCTGCTGCTGCGCGAACGGGTTGGGCGCTGCGCCCGCCGGCTGCGCCGCCTCGGCGGCGGCCGGCACGTTCTGCGCGAACGGGTTGGGGTAGCTCATCGTTCCTCGATTCCGTTTCCGTGACGTGGGCACTCTTGCCCGGGTCGTGCGGCGAGCGGGTGTCGAACCGCGCGTCTTCACCTGGGTAGGTGACGCTCTGTACCGCTGAGCTATCGCCGCTTGTCGCCGCCGCGCCCCCGCCCGTGGGTTGCAGAGAGCGCGGCAGCGAGTCCTGTGATCCTAGCAGCTACCTAGCAACAAGCGTGATGCCGAAGGCGTACGGGATGAGCAGGAACGCGACCGTCATGCCGAGCGCGGCGTAGGCGTACTGCCAGTACCACGGGCCGGACGGTCCGGGCATGATCCCGGCGGCGAACAGGCCGAGGCCCGCCATCGCCGAGAACAGGCCAAGCAGCAGTGCGAGCATGTGCACGACGATCACGGCAGCAGCCCCGCAACCCACCCGCAAGCGCACTTGCCGCCGCCCGTGTGAAGCTGCCGCTGCGGGCACTCGATCTGCCGACGGCGCGCCTCGGCCGCCTCGGCGACGCGACCGCCCCACACCCGGCCGACCACCTCGGTATAAATCCGGTAGGTTTCGGCGAGGTCGCCGAGGGCGGTCGCCTGCCAGACATTCTCGATCGCCTGCTTGTCGACCGTGTCGAGCACGCCGAGCGTCCCGGTCGGCTTCCATTCGACCTGCCCGTCCGGCCGCTGTACCGCGACCTGAGCGGCGCCCGCGTAGTTGGCGGCGACCGCCTGCTCGGTGAGCATCTGCGCGACCTGTGGGCGCCGGATGTTCGGCATCGCGACGAACCACGCTCCCGGCTCGCCGAGCTTGCGCTTCGCCGCCTGCTCGCGCCGCATGTTCGCGTACGCGGCCTGTGCCGTCTCCCAGCCGGCGGCGAGGTCGACGAAGTACGGCACCGCATCGTTGTCGGCGACGTGCACGACCACGCCGACGTCTTGGCGGACACAGGGCGTCGGCACGTACTGCCCGTTCGGCACCTCGAACTCGTCGCCGCTGGCCGAGTACCGGACCTTGACCGTGCCGCCGATCGGTTGCCACATTCGCAGGGAACGGGAGTAGATGCCGAGCTGCGGCGCGATGTGCAGGCCGTTCAACCACGGGGCCGTCTCGCTCTTGACGTCCACGATCACGGGCAGCTCGCCGCCCTCGGTCACGCCGAGGTGATGCTCGTGCCACTCGGCGCCCTCGTGCTGGCAGCGACCCGGGCCGAGCAGCGCGGCGAGCCCCGGAACGAGGTCGACGCGGTCGAAGGTCCCGGCGCACTCAAGCTC